GAGGTAACCATTACTAAGAAGTATTGGGTACCTGGTCACTACCTAGGTCGTAGTAACACCTGGATACCAGGATATTATGAGCATCGTGATGTCATTGAGTGGGAACGTTGTAGAGTTCGTCCTTTATAACTCCGTATATTATTTCGATTTCTGAACAAGCAAAACCCCCGAAAAAATCGGGGGTATTTTTTTGCCCTGTAGGTTTTTTAAGAACTTCCGTATTGATTAGTTGTTTGATTAGCAGTATTACTAATACCTGCTGCACCAGTAGTAACTACAGTACTACCATCTGATAAAACATCACCTTCACTTATAGTCTCTCCAGAAGTGTCAAATGTCCTAGATGAGTAATCCGCTTCAGACGCAAAATCGATAGAACTGCTCTGACCGATATTTGTGTTATATGTTGGTTTAACGGTAATAAATTGCTCTTGGACAGTATTCTTAGATTTCTTAATTCCTTCTTCTATGTTAATTTCGCTATTTGGAAGATAATCGCATAAAGTGCTAAATTCTTCAATAAACGCTGTTACGTACTCTTTTCGTAAAAGGTAAATATTGCGTTTTTGGTCATTTTTAGATGCTTCGTGATCATAGACAGATACAGGTCTAACAGTCTCATCTTTGGCAATAAGAGTACCATCAGGTCTTGTGTAAGTATAGCTTTCTGGTACTATACGGTCTTCCTTCACTAATATGCGTCCTTTCAAATCTGTGATTCTTTGGGTAACCCAGTGATGGACAGAATCAGCATCCTCTTCATATGTGCTGTCAATATACCTTTCTAGCTCATCCTCAGACATGGGCCACTCTTCATATACATTAATGATATTATTAACAAGTAGCACAACCCAGTCATATTGCATATTCCCATATATGTCCAAAGCAACCTGATCTGGTCTTTGGTTGTTTTTCACAGTATATTGGTCAAATCCTAAAATGATGTCATCTAGGTTTTCACGTATTTTGATCCTTCTGAAGATATTCTTCGCAAGGGTAAATGGATCGACATTATTTTGCCGATAACTAGATGTCCTTACATAGACATCAGGTAAATGAGTAAAATATGCCATTATGCTGTATTAGATGACTGATAAGTTGGTCCAAAGTCACCCAACATGTCAGTGACCATATCCATCCACTGTTGTTGATCTTCTGTATAATTATTTTGACCAGAAGCCTGTCTAGGCACTGCTGCTGGTATTGGTTGATATGTTTCCTTGGTGAGGAATGCAGTTTCCATGAAGTCTAACTTTAAACTATAATTCATGGCACCAAAATCATTATATTGCTGACCAGGCATTGTTGACTTCAATGATGAATAGTCAGACATATTCACTGTCATAGCTTTAAGCACCATTTTAGTAGGGAACTGCATTATGGCACTTAGTAGTCCAGGTGAACCACCAGTCTCAGGATTATTGATAGTTTCATTTCCACCACCCCTATCAACATATCTAACATGAGTGCAACGGAAATATTCTGGAATTGTTAACCAATTGTTATTACCTTTGCCAGGAAGTGAGTATAATCTTAATTTTTTTATAATCTCATATATGGTCATTACGTCATCAGCACTCTTTGGTACTAATTGCCAATCCCATGAGTGAGATCTAAATCCTTCTTGTCCTCCATATACTGCTTCTGCATATGGGTTGAATATCTTCTTACCAGTGATAGATGTTAACTGATCTCTACTTAAACCACCCTGTCCACCAGTTGCACTAATAGCAGTATTAATAACATCAGCAGCTGCCTTATATCCTAATTGTGGCATTGCAGCTTCTGCTGCTTTTTTAATTGATTCACCTACTGCATCACCAGTTACATCACCACCACTATTAATAACATCTGCTGCTGCATCTACTAATGCTTTACCTGCTGGTCCTAAACTAACACTATCCCATTTCGCTCTATGACCTTCAACTAAGTTCTTGGGTAAATATAAGTATATACTATCTTTCATTGTATCTGTTTTCTGATCGAAAACATCAAATTTAAGATAATCGATGACTTTAGTAGGGAACGCTGACTCACTAGTGATCGCTTCTCGACTGGATGATGAGTTAACTCCTATGGGTTTAGCCTTAGGAAATACTAGTGGTGCACTTGACATGGGATATAAAGGATACTACCGACCATCAAATAAGCATAAGTATAAGGGTGATCATACCAATATTATTTATAGGAGTTTGTGGGAAAAGAAATTTATGCATTGGTGTGATCGTAATGCAAACGTATTGGAGTGGGGCAGTGAAGAAATTATTATACCTTATAAGTCTCCCTTGGATAATAGGACTCACCGTTATTATCCTGATTTCTATGTCAGAGCCAGGACCAAGGATGGAAGAATCGCCAGGTCGATCATCGAAATTAAACCAGCTGCACAAACTAAACCCCCTAAGCGTAAATCGCAGAAAGCCAGGACTTTTTTAAATGAAGTGAAGGCTTGGAATGTAAATAGTGCTAAGTGGAGGGCAGCTAGACAATTCTGTGCACACAAAGGATTTCAATTTATTATACTCACAGAGAAACATTTAAACGTATGAGTATCTTCACAGATGTCAAAGACTTAGCAGGAGGAGTCAAACAGTCTAAACAGTGGTATAGGGAACAACTCCAATATGGACTGGAGGATTATACTGGTGGTTTCACTGTGGGTGATATTATATTTTTCAATTATTCAGCACAGACACCTAATCTGAAATTCTGGGATACCTTCCCTATGGTACTAGTCACAGATGTGGATTATCAGAAGATGCAATTCTCTGGCGGGAATATGCACTATCTAAGACCTAATGTCCGAAGGGGTGTTGCATCTGCATGGGCATCAGGTAGTATATCGTATCCTATGCGTTGCTATCATAAATACTTTATGTCTAGTGTAACTAGAGCTTATAATGTACCTCAAGATGAAATGCGTGATATGACACCACTTCCAGTAGAACAGTTTGTTATTAGACCAGCAGGTCTAGGTAGAACAATGGAAGTGCCAAGTAGCATAATCTGGAGTAGACTCAAATGAGTGCCAATAGTTTTGAGATTTTTAAGGATCTGATAGTTTCTGGAAAGAAAGAACCTTCCAGATCGAATCTCTATGGTGTTAAAGTTTATCTTCCTAACTGTCTTTTAGCAAATTCAAACTTTGTTAACAAAGATAGAAGGGATGCTTTCATGTCGAACAACTACCTTGCTGATCAGGTTAGTATACCAGGTAAGAGGATACAGGACACACAGGTAGCTGCTGGATGGCAAGGTGCTGCGTATTCAATGGCAAGAGGACAACAGAATGGTGAGTTAGATATCACATTCTTATCAGATAAACAGATGTGGCATCGTCAATTCTTTGAGCAGTGGATGAACCATGCTGCACCAGATATGGAGAATAGATCTACATTATATGATGAATATACTACTAATATTATGATAACTAAGTGGGAGGTAGGATCTCCTGTTAATTGGGAAGGAATTACCGATATAGGACAAGTATATCAGCAGAGAATGAATGCTGTAACAGGTGTATGGCAATTCTTTGCAGCATGGCCCTATGATATGGCAGGTATGACATTCCAGAATGGTCCTACCAATCTAGTTAAGTTTAGTACTAAGTTTAAGTTTGAAAGATATAGATTTGATCAAGTAGGAGCAGATACTATGGGACCAAATGCACCAGATAGATATATTAATTCTGCTACTGAAGGTACATCTTCAGTAGGCATTTCATCTAAGCAGCAAGATGCAGCTCAGTTTGGTGTCTAAATAGAACTATAATAATGCAATCGTTATGCCATTACCTAAGTTATCCATACCTGAGTATGAAGCGACTCTGCCTGTAACAGGCACAAAAATATCATATAGACCATTCCTAGTTAAGGAAGAGAAACTACTTTATCTCGCTATGGAGTCGCAAGACAACAAGCAGATGATCAAAGCAGTGAAGACTATTATTAAAAATTGCACAAATCTGAAGACTAAGGTTGAAGATCTCGCTACGTTTGAGATTGAATATATCTTCTTAAAGATTAGATCTGTTGCTGTTGGTGAAGTAAGTGAGTTCAAAGTACTTTGTCCAGATGATGAAAAGACTGAGGTCACTGTCTCAGTACCACTTGGTGACGTGGGTGTTGATATTCCTGAGGAACACAATGCCAAAATTCAGTTAGATGAGAATGTAGGTGTAGTTATGAAGTATCCTTCATTGGATATATTCATTAAACAAAACCTCTCTGAGAATCCTGATATTGAAGATATCTTTGAATTAGCCGCTACTTGTATAGGTCAGGTGTTTGATAAAGAAGAAGTATATGATTCCTTCACGAAAGTAGAAGCACTTGAGTTCCTTGAGAATTTGAATGCAGAACAGTTTCAGAAGGTTCAAAAATTCTTTGAAACAATGCCTAAACTATCTCATACTATTAAGGTGAAGAATCCTAAGACAAAGAAAGAGAGTGATCTGGTACTGGAGGGACTAGCAAGTTTTTTCGAGTAGCGTTAATGCATGACAGTCTTGAGAACTACTACAAGACTAACTTCGCATTAATGCAGCACCACAAATACTCTTTGACGGAGTTAGAAGATATGATACCGTGGGAACGTGATGTATATGTGAACCTTCTTATTGCTCATATAGCAGAGGAAGAAAGAAGGCAGAAACAAGAAGAAAACAAGATGTCCCTATAAATGGCAATCAAGAGTTATGTCAAGATAAAACCCATCAAGGATGATGGTGCATATTCTGGATCTTTTAATCAGATTCGGAAGGGTATCAATCGTACTGGTAGTGTAATGACCAGTATTGCTAACAATAATATAGAGACACACAAACTTATAAAGTTTGAGAAAGAATATTTAAGGAAGACGTATAAGGTTGAATCAACGGAAGTAAAGAAGGAGGATAAGGAAAAAGAGGGTGTATTCTCGAAGTGGTCTAAGAGCTTCAAGAATATGTTTAAGTTGCAGAAGAGGAATAAGAAGGAGGAAGAAGCTGAAGCGAAAGTAGATCCTGAAGCAAAGCAAGAGAAAGATGGACCTAGCAAGGAACTGAAGAAGACAGGTCTGAGCTTCTTTAAGATGTTAGGTGGTTTCCTGACACCTATTTTTACCTTTATGGTGAAGATGGGTCTTTTTAAATGGTTGACAGATCCAGATAATGTAAAGAAAGCACAGAAGGTATTTCAGTTATTCGTATCGATAGGTAAGTTTGTATTCTGGTTAGCTGGCGGTGTCGTTGGCATGATAGGTGGTGGACTTACTAAGATGTTTGGTAATGATCAGTCAGGTATTAAGAAAGGATTCAGTCAAGTATTTGGATTCTTTCAGTTGTTGGCAGGTTTAGCAGGGTTGAGATACCTGTTAAATCCTCTGAAATTATTTACTGACGGTAAGAAATTAATGGGTCTTTTTAATAAGACCAATGATGCAGAGGTTACATGGAAGAAGCAGGAACAATGGCGTAAGTTTGGTTATAAGGATAAGGAAACAGGTAAGATATACACAGAAGAAGAGTATAAGGCACAGAAGAAGTCAGTTGAGAGACAACAGAAGAAGTTAAAAGCACAGGGTAAGCATGACCAGGCAAAGAAGGTTGGTGCAGGATTTAACAACAGGGTAAAGAATCCTACCAAATTACAGAGAGGTAAGAATATTGGTGGGAAGTTAATGAAACCTGGTGCACAGAAGGGTATTGCTGCTGTTGGTGGTATAACTCGTATTGCATCAGGTATTGCTAGTGGTGAAGATGCTACTCAAGCAGTAGGTGCAGGTGTTGGACAGGCAGCAGGTGGTATGATAGGTGCTGCTGCTGGTACTGCATTATTAGGACCATTCTTAGGACCATTCGCACCTATAGTAGGTAATGCTATTGGTGGATTCTTAGGTGAGTGGGTAGGTAAGACATTCCTACCATTGATTAAACCACTGTTTGAACCTATCCAGAAGATGTTTAGTATGTGGTTTGGTTTAGTTAAACAGATTGCTGCTGAGACAGGTATCACAGACTTCTTAGGTACCTTCTTTAAATTTGTAGGAGAGATTGCTAAGGTATTATTCAATATAGTTGGATGGATAATGAAACCTATCAACTGGTTGTTAGGTGGTGCAATTAAGCTCATAGGTGGTGTTATTGGTTTTGTTATAGATTTTGCTAAGAAGATATTTGCATTCCTTGCTACGCCTGGAAAAGTAATAAGACAGGTCATATGGGATAGATCCTTCAAGAATGTAGGAAAAGATGTGAAGATGGAGGAGATAGAGTCCAAGGCTGCTGGTGGTGAATTAAAAGGGACTCCTGCAATAAAATCATTTGCTGGTGGTGGTAAGTTTGAACCTGCTGGTCAGGAATGGGGTGAAAATACTGATGAGTTATTAGCACAGATTGGTCCTGCATTGCAAGAGTGGATGACTATGCATAATGCATTGATTGATAGTGATCCTGATTTCTATGGTACTCATACCAGAATAGAGATGGATAGGGATGGTAAGATGCCTAACTTTGGTAAGACCATTGCTAACATGGGTGAGTGGGCATTTAATGAGTCAATGAATGTTGTTAAAGCTAATGAATCTATGCCAGAGGAAGCTAAGAAAGCTTTACTCAAGAAGATGACCTGGATTAGGAAGCAGACCTTAGATAATCCTAACTTTAAATCAGATTTAGCATTCGATATCAATAAAGATATACCAGGTACAGCAGCAAATAGATTGCTACAGGCAGCACAGAAGGATACCAAGAATATAGCAATAAAGGCAGGAATATCTCCTACAGAGGTAGCAAGACTATGGAATAGACAGGGTAAATCTAAGGGTGGTTTAGTTAAGGGTATATTTACTGCCCCACATATGTCACAGGGTGGTAATGTTGCTCAGGCAGGTGATATACGTGCAATGACTGAATCTAGGGATGCTGCACTTAAACAATTCCAATATCATAAAGAGAAATCAAATGATCTTGAAGATATAATTCTTCCACCTAGGACAGTTGTTGTTAACACTAAGGTACCTGTAATAAATAATGTTGCAGTTGGTACTAATAGTAGGGCAGTTTATACCACTCCTAGTCCAATGTTTACCTGTTAATAGATGGCAAAAGTAGCAGCAAAAGTAACTAAACCAGCTCTTTATAAGATGATATCTTATAAGGGGGTGAAGGGTGCTGAGTCAAGATATACACCACTGACTGCTGCTCAGAGGTTACCAAAAGTTGAGAAGAGTATCGGTAAGGGACTTACTAAGGTTATTGAGGGTCTCAATTCATTAGGTGCTACTCTTAACAGTATTGCTAGTAACACGCAGAGTACCTTAGAATCATGGCGTGATAGTATTAAAGAGCAGATAAGTAACAATACTGCATTAATTAAGCAGGAAGAGAAAGCAGAGAAATTAGAGAAGAAGAGAGAAGTTAAGAAGGAGAAACAACAGAAGGATCAACGGAAGCTTAAGGCAAGAGATGATAAGGAAGCAAAGTTAGAGACGAAAAAGAAGAAGAAAGGTAAAGGTATACTCTCTGGTGTTGTTGGAGCAGCTAAGAAGACAGGTGGTGGACTCCTAGGTGCTCTAGGTGGTCTTCTAAAGACTCTCATTACCTATAAGATATTTGAATGGATATCTAAGAACCCCAAGTCAGTACAGAAATTTGCTCAAACATTAGCATCTATAGGTAAGTTTGTATTTAAAGTAATAGGTTTCCTTACAGGACTTAGCTTAGATGGGTTAACTGATTTCCTTGAGAATCCTATAAGTCTGAAGGGTTTCTTTGGTATCTTTAAGTTCCTTCTTGGTGCAGTACCATTATTTGGTGCATTCTTATTCTTAAAGAATCCTAAGTTAATGATTAAGACTATCGGTACGGTAGTTAAAGCGTTATTGGGAGGTATTAAAAACTTATTTGGATTTGCTGGTAAGGGTGACAAGTTAAAGGCACTCAAACTTAAGAAGATAGCAGGAAAGAAAGGTAACTTCTTTAGTAGTAAGGCAGGTAAGATTGCTACTGGTCTAGGTGTTGGTCTAGGTGCTGGTATGGCAGTGAAAGCTGCTGGAGGTACTGATGGAGAAGCACTTGGTGCTGGTGCTGGTGCTGCTGGTGGTCAAATGCTCGGTGCTAAACTGGGTGAAGCTACTGGTATTCCAGGTATGGGTGCTGTTGGTGGTATGATTGGTACCATGGCAGGTGGTGCTGTTGGTAAGGCAATAGGTCCTATGCTTGATCCAATCATAGAACCTGTTAAGAAATTCTTTGGAGAAGTTCAGAAGATATTTAATACTGTATTGTCAGCTATTAAGGATCCACTTGAAGACTTCTTTAAGACATTAGGATCATTCTTATCTGGTATACTTAAGGTTGTAGAACCACACATGCCATTGATAGGTAAGATAATAAGTGTGGGATTACAGGTGATGTTTGCACCTCTATTCTTAGGTATCAGGGCATTAACTGCTGTGATGAAACTATTCACAGGTGGGGGTGGAGATTCCTCAGACAAATTAGAACCTAAGGAAGATGTTAAGGAGACTAAGACTGTTACAAAGGATGAGGTAAAGGAGGATGCAAAACAGGTAAAACCAGTTCAGCCTCAGATTTCACAGGAAGATAAAGATGAATTCCTTACTTTAGCTAAGCAAAGGAGAGATATTAGACAAAGTGAAGGTAGGAAATCTAAACAGTTTAAGCTGATTGATGCCCAATACAGGGCAAAGGGTAAAGAATTAGGAATAAAAGGATTTGCAGCAGGTGGATGGATCCGTGGTCCTCAGTCTGGATATCCTGTATCATTAGATGGTGGAAGAAGCACATCATTCATAGGTCATGGTACAGAGTGGGTTGGTAGGAAAGCAGGTGGTAAAGCATTTGTAGTACCATTTGATACTCCTGCAACTAGAGGTAATAGTGCTCTGACTGGCAGGAGAATGGGTGAAGCTAAAAGAGGAGGTTATGGAGTACCAGGTTACAAGCGTGGTGGAAAGGTAAAGAAGAAGGAGGGTAATTGGTTCTCACGTGCAATTAATAAAACACCTCAAGTAAGATTAGCTAAGTGGCTTGGTAGTAAAGCAAGAAATGTAGTTACTAAGAAGGATGAGCAAGGTAGACCAGCAGGTGTAATGAGATGGTTAGCTGGTGCTGCTGATCAAGCAACAGGAGGTTTCTTCGACTTTGATAAGCAAGGACATTCAATGTATCAAATGTCTGGTGTGGCACAGAAGGCAGGACAGATGATAGAGGATGCTAAACAGAAGCAATCAGAGGCAAGATATAAGAAACTACAAGAGCAATTACAGTCAAGTAGTAGTGTGGTACAGTTAAACCAAGAGAGTCCAGGTATGGGTGTTGGTACTGGTGGTGCTAGTGATAATCCTATTGTTGTACCAGGCGACCATGACCTTGATGCTGATAAGTATATACAGCCTAAGTATGGTCTTGTCGCTGAATTTTTAACAGATCCTGTGGAGTTTATGTAAATGGCAATAGCAGAGTTCATTAATGATGTAAACAATTCTTGGAAGACCATCAAGTATGGTATAGGTCAGAGTGCTAATGCATCTGGTGATAACGCAAGAGAATTTGAGATAAAGAAATTGTTGTTAACCACTGCTGATGGTAAGACGACATATAATATAGAGGATATGATATTGGATTTCCAGTACCATGAATCTATTGAGTCTTCTTTCTTAAGATGTGATATCAGTATTCTTGATGCTATTGACTTTAACCTACGATTGTTTGGTGGTGAGGAGGTAGAGATACAGATGATAACATCAACTTCATTTGATGGTATGGAGTTAAAAACTAAATTAACTGTATATAAGATTGGTAGTATACTTAAGACAGAGAGAGGACAGTTATATGTTTTACATTGTGTATCTCCAGAGATGTACCATGATGAAGGTAATAAGATATTCAAAGTATTTGGACCAGGTAAGAAGTCTAAGGATGTAGAGAATATACCAAAGCATATCTGTGAAGAGTATTTGAAGTGTAAAGGTGGTGATAAAGTTGGTAAGTATAACTTTGAGAATCATTCACCCTATACTTTTATATCATGTAGTTGGAAACCTAGTGATGCTATAGCATTTCTATCTGATAAGGTTACTAGATTGACTGGTAGTAAGGGAGATACTAAACAGTCTGGGTTCTTGTTCTGGGAGAATGCTAATGGATTTAACTTTAGATCTATTGATAGTATTGCTCAAGGTGAAGCGACTCAGAATGGTATCTATGAGTATACCTATGTGCAGGGTGCTCAAGAGGGTGTCAATAAGTTTTATTCTATTGAAGCATTAACATATCCTGATAAGGCAAATCATCTATCCAACATGAGGTTGGGTACCTATAAGACTTCTGCTATTGGTATATCAATAGCATCACAGAAGGATAGTTTTGCACCTGTATCTGGTGCTAAGAATGAAGTAGAAGCAGGTGCAGGTGAGAGTGTTGTAGGAGGAGAGACAGTCTCTGCAAATGATGGCACAGGATTAGCTGATAAACCAGGTGGTACCATTAGTGATCTTAAGGTACTTGATTTTAATATGGTATTTGGTAAGGCAGATACAGTAGAGAATGAACCACCTTTCGCTATACCAGATTTCTTTGACATTAAGAAGGCGAAGCCTACTAGGATGAAGATCAGAGCATTACCTGGAATGAAGAATCAAACCAGTAATGCTAATGTTAATAACGGTACAAATCCGAATATCGACACAATGGCAGTTGCACAATATGCCTCAGCGAGGTATAATCTATTCAAGGCAATTAAGTTGGATCTAGTTATACCTGGTAATACTGCTCTCACCGCAGGTAACCTAATCAAAGTTAGGATACCATCTTCTAAGGAAGAGGGTGATAATGTTGAGTTAGATAGAAGGTTTAGTGGTAAGTATATTATTGCGGGACTCACACATATCTACAAGAAAACAGGGTTAACGACCAAATTATACCTAGTTAGAGACTCAATTCCGAAACAGTAAGTATAAATAGTTATACACTCTACAGAGATAAACATGACAACTATAGAGCAACACATACAGCATGATAAGGATCTATTAGATGATCCACTAACTAATCCTGCTGCTCGTCGTCACTTTAAAGAAGAGTTGCACGACCTTATAGAATATGCTGACCACCATAAGGCAGAGATAGAAGCTGGTGATCACCATGATCCAAATTGCTTAGAGCTATTCTGTGATCAGAACCCTGATGAGCCTGAGTGCTTAGTATACGACGATTAAATGTTATTTAATGATGTAGTAGGTCACTACAGGAATAGGAATCAAGCATTCTCTAATCCCTCTACGTGGCCTCAGATTGATATACGAATAACTGAACCTAGCTATGGTATACTATTAGCTAAGTCTTGGTATAAGTATA